CGTATAAAAGCAAAACTGGCAGCGCATACGGAATTGTTGTGCTTTTTTCTTATAGCGAAAAAATATGGATGAAAGTCAAAAATATTACTTGGAATAATTGGAAAAAAATACAACTTTCTTAAATAGTAAGGCATCCAGAACGCAAAGTCGTTTAAAGATTATGTAGCAAAAGCTTATCCGTTCACAAATCGAAATGATTCGTTTTGCAAACGACAATTGTAGTGATACATTTTTCAAAATAATATCATGATTTTTTTCAAATGCGATAATTATTTCATCGTTTACAGCTTAAACCAATATTTTTTCGTGATTCTCTGAATTATAATGATTGTTAACATATATGTGATCCTGTGTTAACATATGCCCAACATAATTTGAAGATCCTCTATCGTATTTGTTTGCTATAATTGTTACAGTTTGTCCTTTTATTGTACCATATCCCAAAAGTACTCCATTTTTTCCTGATGTATTTTGGGTAAATTGTTCCCAAGCATTATCGCAATCGTCAGCTGCAAATTTTGACGTTTTGCCATTTAGCGCATTAATTGCACTGATGGAACAATAGACGGATATGCTAAAGAGCATCCCATTTGGGGTGCTTTTTATTATGCACTTTTTAACCTCAACAAGAAAGGAGAACATACATGAATATCAATACCTCATTAATCAGCAACAACAACAGCTACGCAGGACAAACACCTCGGTATATTGTCATCCATAATACAGATAATATAGCCAAAACAGCAGATGCCAAAGCACACGCCACTGCACAACATAATGGCAATTTTCATGGCTATTCAGCCCATGTATTCGTTGACGATAAGTCAGCATACCAAGCCTTGCCGTACAATCGTGGAGCATGGCATGTTGGGGTAGATTACGGCGGTAAACTTTTTGGAACTGTAAATAATCATAATTCCATCGGAATTGAAATGTGTATGAATGCCGGATATAACTACGAAAAAGCATACCAGAATACCGTTGATGTATGCAAGCAATTGATGAAAAAGTACAATATCCCGGCATTCCGAGTAGTGCAGCATTACGATGTGTGCGCTAAGAATTGTCCATCCGTTATCCGTAAAAATGGTGACTGGGATAGATTCAAGAAGCTCATTTCCAGTGAAACCGTGACAGCGCCAACCACAAAGCCGACAGTAAAAGTTGATAAGTATTACCGTGTCCGTAAGACCTGGAAGGATTCCAAGAGCCAGATCGGGGCGTACAAGTCACTCAAAAATGCAAAGAAAGCTTGCAAAGCCGGTTATTCTGTTTTTGACTGGAATGGAAAAGCAGTGTATTCCGTGACAGCAAAGAAAAGTGTGGCCAAGGTAGCAAAAGAGGTAATTAACGGCGAATGGGGAAATGGACAGGACAGAAAAGACCGCCTGGAAGCTGCTGGCTACAATTACACAGAAGTGCAGAATGCAGTAAACAAACTTCTTAAATAACAAAAACACTCCCGGGGTTTTCCCGGGAGCTACTTAAAAATAGTATATTCTTCAAATTCGTTTCTTATTTTTGCAAAGTCTTTTCTTCTGATTGGCACCGTAGTTCCAGAAAACATAAGGAACGAATCGTTTATTTCTTTTACCTCGTCCATGTTTATTATGTAGCTCTGGTGACATCTCAAAAATCTGGAATCTAGTAATTCTTCAATATCGGATAGTTTACATCGTTCCGTATAAACTATACCGCAAGTGCAGTGAATAATGATGTATTTGTTTCGACTCTCAATATATTCGATATTTTGAAATTCCACCCGATGAATAAAGTCTTTTCCTTTTATCATAAGAGTGCTTTTGCTGATATGTTCCAGAGCATGATTGAAAGCAGTATACATTCTGCCGTTTTCAGATCCTTTTATGATATAGTGAACCGGGAGTATATCAAGAGCTTCAAAAACATACTCTTTATGGGCTGTCCAGAAAATAATATTTCCGTTATATCCGCTGGATCTCAATTCCTTTGCAACTTCAATTCCATTTTCTTCTCTCAAAACGATATCCAAAACCACAATATCATACCACTCGCCATCTGCCACATCATCAATAAGCGGCTGCCCTTTATCATACGGAGTAATCAATGCTTTTATATCACCATTTCGTTTGAGAAAATTATTAATCCGATGCATAAATATATCAATCTGGATTTCGTTATCATCAC